AAGAGCGTTGCTTTGGTAATGAATAGCTTGCAAGAAGGGAACGTAATTACCGTAACGCAGCAACCAACCTATACCAGTCCTAAAAAAGTAAAGCTGAATAAAAGAATAAAAGAGTGGTCCTCTCTACCCCCACAGTGGAAGACGTCACCTACAGGGGAAGACGTCACCAGTGGTACAGGGGAAGACGTCACCAGTGGTACAGGGGAAGACGTCACCCCCCAAAAAAGAAAGATATTAAAGAAAGATATTAAAGAAATAGTCGAGAAGCCCCCTTATGAGGAAATTATTGATTATCTGAATGCCAAAACTGGTAAGGCATATCGCTGGCAAGGTAAGGCTACACAAGGTCATATCAATGGCAGATTTGCAGATGGTTATACCTTAGATGATTTTAAAAAGGTCATAGATAATAAGACCGCAGAGTGGAAGGGTGGCGAGTGGGAACAGTACTTAAGGCCAGAAACATTATTCGGGTCTAAGTTTGAAGGATATCTAAACCAAGGAAAGGGGAAAGAAGAAAATGGGCCGTCTGGAGGACGAACTGGAACGAATGAAAAGGGACTTGCTGCAGAAGCGATCTCAGCCGGGATTGACACAGACTGCACAGGAATCTTTGACGGATACTGATACCTGCCCGAAGTGCAAGGGGACCGGCTGGGTGTTCTATACCGGTGATGATGGGATGGAGTATGGTAAACAATGTGATTGCTGGGAAAAGATGGTGGCTTCCAGGAGATTGAAATTTGCAGAGCTGCCAGAAGCATTCAAAGATGTTAAACTGGAAAACTTTAATCTCAGTATCTACCGGGAGATTGCCAGCCGTAACCTGATAGCGGTTGCCGCAAAGACCGTGAAGTACTACCTTGATAACTTTGACGATATGAAAAGCCAGGGAATGGGATTGTATCTCTACTCTGAGATTAAGGGATCAGGCAAGACCAGAATGGCGGTAGGAATAGCCAATGCTCTCCTGAAAAGCCATCAGGTTAAATTTGCCGGGTCCACAACAATCATCAAGGAGATTAAGCGGACATGGAATAAAAAGCCGAGCGAGGACGGAGAAACAGAAAGCCAGCTCCTTGATTCACTGGCAGCCGTTGAAATCCTGATTATTGATGATTTTGGCACAGAGACACCGGCAGGCTGGATCAATGATAAGTTCTACCAGATAA